GGTGAGCCAGTGCGTGAGCACTGTTTGTGCCTGCCGTATTAGGCAGGGCGGACCTTTCACATCAGATGGAGTAGTTGCATGGCACCGATAGGACCCCCCGAGGATTCACCACGTAAAGATACGCGTGGACTTCCAGAGGGATACGATCCTCATATGTTTTATGAGTATCGGTACCATGTTGCTAAAGAAAAGGCATCTGGCTTGGAGAAGTTTGCTTACCAGTATATACCTAAAGAGCTTATTAAGTCGAGTGCTTTCGCAATCGACCCAACGGGCCCTTTTAAAGTATCTCCTGGTGTCATTACTCCGGCGAATAGAACTAAGGTAAGACAAACTGCTACCGTTTCAAATCGGCGGCAGGTTGAACTTACGCGCTCGGTTAATTCCTTTGCTCCCCGTAGAAATTACGGTGGTGTTGGAGGATGTAACTCTGCGTTTACTGAGGACTATGCGCCGGTACAGCCGAGGGGTGTTTTTGACTTACGTCAACAAGAACCCTTTCCGGATGTACTCCATGATACGACGAGCCGTACACGCTTAATGGGTAGCAAACAAGGCACCTTGGATTATTTCAAGGGCTTTATTAACTCTCCCCCTAGACGTGTCAGCACGGTGTATACCTATGATAATGTTTACAATTTGTATGAATATCCTCCGACCGATCCCTGTATCGCCTTAGCCGGCGGTACAGCTCACGATCATACTGGAGGATATGATACTCATACAAATGCAACCATAGGTGCTGGTGCTTTCCTTTTGTCTTCGTCTTTCCATGAACTACGTAACCGCGAACAAACTTACAATACTGGCCTTATGCAAGCCAATGCTGTAGCTTTGCTCAAGGGTTGGTCTCCTTTCAATAGGGATACTACCCTCTTTCGCAATATCGTAGAACTCCGTGACATTCCCTCTAGTATTCTGCAATTACAGCGTACTCTTGGGAATCTCAAACGAGTGTTTTCTTCTCTTGCGACCTCAACTCGACTTCGAAAAATTATTTTCGATCTCAAGAAGACGTCAAAAGACATCCCTAGTGAGTATTTATCATACCACTTTGGATGGAAGCAAACCTGGAAGGACGTTAACGAATTGTTGGCTTCTCCCGCTAAGATCAGTAAGAGAGTTAAATTTCTTATTGATCGAAGTGGCAAGCCAACAACCTTTCGCTCGAAAAGATCTTTCGTTTCGGGCGCAAGTGGGGTCTCAGGCTTCGACTATGAACAGTTTGGCGATGAGTTCGAGCAATCTTACTCATCCCGAGTGGAGCGAACATCTGAGTTGCGTTTAGTTATAAACTCAACTTTTGACTTTCCTCCACCTACTGACATGCGATTCTATTGGAGAGAATACTACAATAGACTCGGTATCGAACCACGTGTAACGGACGTTTATAATCTCGTCCCTTGGACATGGTTAGTTGATTGGTTTACCGGTCTTGGTAACTATGTCGAATTGATCGACAATATTAACCACGACCCTTCGCTAATCAACTGGGGCATGCTCACCTGCCATTCAGCAGGTAGGTATGTCACCGATTATACGTCGAAGTCTCAGCGTTACAACCTTAGAAGCGTTAATGGTGTTAGTTACAACGAAGGTCAACCGACCATAGTTCGTAACCCGCACACTAGCGTCTTCGATTTCGAGTGTCACACTCGAAGTGATGTTGCAACGCTCCTTGATGTGAAGACAACTGCTGAACCGTCATCGTTGACGGCTTATCAGCAGTCCATCCTCGGGGCTCTGCTTGCGCAGCGCCTCGATTTTACTCGTAAGGGTGGCTTTAAACCACGCTCATGAGCTCATTCATTTCACAAGGAGACGTCTAATGCTACCCGATCCAGTTACTGTTGCAGCTTCCTCGCCTACCCCTGAATTGATCCTTGGTATGATCAAACAGGACGGATATGGCTCGGAGCGTTTTGATGGTACTAACGGTTATACCGTTATTATCAATCATACGCGTGGGAAAAATGGTAATCGACACTACGTTCAAATGACGCAGGCTGTCGATGCCCCTGATCCCTACAGCGGCGCGATAAAGAGGCAGGTCGCCTCTGTATCGCTCACCATCCAGCGTCCTCAGTTCGGCTTTACCGATGCGGCAACCGTCGCACTGGTGAAAGCTTTGACTGATTTCGTCTATGATGGCGAAGTAACCCCAGCTAAGCTGATCCAATTTCAATCCTGATGGCTCATTGGAGGAGACGTAATGTCTCGACCAACAACTACAGGAAAGACTTGGTTCGCATTGGGTATGTTCATGTCTGGATTTGCTTCTGGCATATACTGTTTATTACAGGACTTGCCTATCTGCACTTCCATCACTAAAACATTCCAGGCCTCCCTTTAGGGAATCCAGTTGGGAACGATCTTTCGTAGATCGTAGAAACGGTATATTAGACTTGGAATCGCTTTCCTCAAGGAGGTAACGATGAAAAGTCCAATAGCGCTCCTACGAGACCTCTGGGATGACTTCCAGAGGTTAGATCCTGATGTGAAAGGCCTCGATCGCGATTTTCACACGATCGAGAATAGGTTCGAACACGAGGGCTATGGCTTCCTAACCATAGCTTTACCTTCTTTAGATGATGCCCTATTATTGGGCCTCTCTTCTGGAAGGTTCACCTGCCCTTCTGGTTTTAAAACAATCAGAGGGGGAACAATCCCGAGAATTTTCTCAGGTATGTTCTGTGAAGTGTTCGATCCGATCTCCGGGATTCTTAAACAGTCCCCCGACGAGGGGGTTTTGAAGAGTCTTCACCAGATTCTTCGACTGTTTAAGAAAACTCAGTTGTCTTCAGATGATGAGATTGCTCTTCATGAGAAGGCAGTTACTGAGTTTTTCCGATGTGATGATGAGGCGCGCCAGGTTATACTGCCTGACATGTTACATCATTTGATCGGATGTGTTTCTAGAGCTATACTAGTGAACCTATGTTCTAGGCCCACTAATGAACTAGCTTTTAAACACGGTCCAGGAGCCGTTGAAGAAGGTCTTAAAGCCAACCAGAAGTGGTCGGCCTTGACGAACTCTATCAAGAACGAAGAGTTCGACTTAGACGCATATGGGTATGCTGACTTCAGCGTGATTCTTTCGGAGTTATCCGAAAGAGCTGTCGCCAACGACTCGATGCGCCCCATAGACCCTTTTCGCGGAGTCTCTAGAAGCACTGCTAGATTAGTAACGGTTGCGAAAAATTCCACTTCGCGCCGTACCATTACTGTGGAGCCCTTGTTGAATCAATTTATTCAGCAGGGTCTTAACATTGGGCTAAGAGATTTTATCGTCTCTTGTCCAATACTCAGTAATTGTCTAGCTTTAACCGACCAGAGCAAGAATCAAACCCTTGCTCTGGAAGGCTCCCGTAACGACAATTGGGCAACCATCGATTTGAAGTCCGCATCGGATCTCATGAGTGTTAAACTCGTGAAGACCGTATTCGGACATCATGCTGATTTTTATCAGCATATGATGTCTTGCCGTTCTACCTCTGTTAAGAGCGGACTAATATCCGCCACTGACTTAGGTAAATTTGCCGGTATGGGTAACGCCTTAACTTTTCCGGTACAGAGTATCTGCTTTGCTGTAGTATGCATTGCAGCTATTCTCCACCAGAACCAACAAAAAGGTTCTTACGGTCAAGTTAAGCGTGCTTCTAGGCATATTAGGGTATATGGCGATGATATCATCGTCAGTTCCCAATATGCTCATCAGTGTGTGAACTGGCTTCATGACGCTGGCTTAAAAGTCAACGTTAAGAAGAGCTTTCTAAAGGGTAACTTTAAAGAAAGCTGCGGTGTCGAAGCGTATAAAGGAGTTGATATAACCCCTTTATATATTAGACATCGGCCAGATCAAACTTCAACAGAGCCTAGTGTTATTGCTCATCTTGTCGCACTCAGCAACCAAGCATGGTTGTGTGGGTATTACAAGTTTAGCACCTGTCTAAAGAATGAAGTTGAAGAGAGATTAGGATATTCTCTTCCGCTTGTATCTGTAGATTCTGGTTCACTAGGGTGGCATAGTCGCCTAGATTCGATGACACCACATAAGTGGTGTAAGCGAACACAACAGTTCTTGACTAGAACTGCTGTTCTTGTCTCTCTGAAAAGGAAAGACAAGCTAGATGGTTATGCCGCACTCCTTAAATTTTTCCATGTCCCCCTTCTTGGGAGGCCGAAGAATCACCTTGAGGAGTCTTCAATGCGATATAAACTCCGCATTGTGTTGAAGTGGGTGCCGACCTTTTCCAAGGACGGTTTAAATCTTCAGGTTTGATCCTGAAGTCAGAGATGGCATCTCTTGGTGGGTACTCATAGAAATGTGAGACCCTCCTAATAATTACCTTAATAAGTAATTAGAAGGAGCCAAGACGCTCTTG